ATCTTTAGTAAGCAACCCTTTTGTTTCAGCTAGATCAACTAAACCTGAATGGGGATTCATTCCTGTAGTATATGGAATTTTAATCTGTACACTTTCAAAAGGCTTAGCATATCTTGTTTTCATCACTTTACATGCTGAACGAATTCCTCTTACTTCACTTACTTTGTTGCCATCTTCATCTTCTTTTAGTTTTAGTTTACGCATAGCTACAACAATACTACTTGCGTAAATAAAACCTTGACCACCACTAATCTTATCATCAGGATCAAAAAGGTCTTGACTTGCATAAGTATGATTTGTTGCTACAAGGCCTACATTATGACTGCCAAACATATTTACACAATTACGAACTAAGGCAGTTAACGCTTTGGGTTTACGACCCATATCACCTTTCATATCACCTGCTTCGAACTGATTAACGTCTGTAGGAGTGAGCAACATACCAAGGCTATCAATAATAAAAAGTACCTTAGGTCTGTCTTCAACATTCATTGCCTTATAATTTTTAATAAACTCACTAATTGTTTTAGCAACATCATCAATCATTGCCATGTTTAATTTTAGTAGTTTTTCTTCACTTGTATCAACGCCTAGACTATGTAACCAATTTTCATCAAGCGCATTTTCACTGTCAATAAGAACGACATATATTTCTTGTTGTTGTGCATGTCTAACCAAGTTTCCTGAACAGATATATGATTTACCTGATCCTGACTCTCCGGCAAAGACAGTAACTTTACCAAGAGGTACGCCTTTATTAAAATCACCACTAATGAGATAATTGAGAGCATAATTTCCTGTACTAATCCAATCTGTTGGATCATTAAAACCAATGCTTAATCCCTCGATAGATTTAGTTATATCCTTTCTAAATTTACTAATGTCAAATGGTTTAGCCATATTAATTGTCTAACTCCATACTGTTATATTCTTTTATTAAACTAATTAAATCTTCTTCAGTATTACATAAAATTTTACAACTTTTGTAATCACTTGATTTATCACGGCCACTTACTTCTAGCATATAACCATTGTCATATCTATAAATTGATACTGATTCGTTAACTTTTACAAGTTTGTTTAGTTTTTTAGACATAAATTTTCCTATTATTTGTGTAATCCGTTCATACTAGCAACTTTATCAGAAAAAGAAATCTTGTCAAGAATATCAGGACATTGATCTGCAATTTTTTCTAGTTCATATTCACTAGGATAATGTCTTAATGCTCCGCGTGCCTTGTCTCGTACCATACTAGGCACACGGGGAGTTTTGCCAGGATCACATAATTCTTCTAATAATTTTCTACCTTGCTTTAAGGCACGATATCTTTCATCAGGTAATGTCATTTGTTTCTCCTAAATATTGAGAGGGAATTCCCCCTCAATCCCTACACAGTTTTGTTTTGCCTTGCGCGGATCATTTGAAGTATGTCCTGCGCTTTATCACTACTTGTAGTTTTAGGAACGGTTACTGGTTGTGAAGCTGTTTCTGGTTCGTCGTCTTCAGGTACATCAACTACTGGCTTATTTGAAGCAACTTGTGTTGTACTTGTAGACTGACTTGTCGAACCGTTTCCAGATGGTGCATCAAGACCATAAGGACGATAATAATTTCCCCAACGTTCATTATCATAAGGTTGTCCATCTACACTTGCCTCAAACATTTCTTTAATGATTCGTAATTCTGCTTCATTTGGTTTCTTAGGAAGAAACTCAGCCAAATTAAATAATCCATGTGCTTGGATAGCCTGATGTTCTGCTTCTGTCAATACAGATTCTTTTCTTGACCAATTACTTGTTGAATAATCAGCATAGCCACCTTTACTTGTTTTTTTAATATTAAAATCAAGCCCACGTACATAATCAGTAGGTAGTTCTTCCATTTCAGGATCCATAATACTTGACTTAATGATTGAAAAAATTTGCGGACTAATGATAAATCTGCGTATTGGATTGTTGGGTGCTTTATCATCACCAATTGGATTTTGACGAACGAATCCTTGAAACAAATAACTACGTTTTTTCCAATATTTATTTGCTAAATCTTTAAGTGTTTGGTCTTTATACCACGGACGAACTTCTGCTAAAACTGGACAATTATCCCCATACATTTCTACGCAAGGTACTTGTACAACAATTTGTTTTATGTTTGAATCACCCTTGACTCCATTGAATGGGAGTTTGATGATTTGACGTTCTACCCAAAAGAAAGTATTTGATTGATTGGCATCTGGTAAAAATCTTACTGTTGCAGTAGTACCTTCTTCTGCATTCCAATGTGGATAAATTGAATTATCTGCTGTAGTACCTGATGTATTTTTTTGTTGCTGATTTTCTTGCTGTGCAATTCTTGCTCTAATTTCTGCGAGGCTCGCCATTTTATTTTCTCCTTATAAAAATTGAGATGGTCTCATTAAATTACTATTCGCCACACACCTCTATGTGACTAACATAACGTAAGTATTACATACTTACTGCGCTATGTCAAATTATATTTATCCCGAATATGGTAAACCGCACTTTTTTTGTGCGGTTTTTGGGAGAATTACTTTCTTATAATTCTTAGTATAGCATCGAGGTCTTCTTGACCCTCTTTCACATCTTTCTGTTGTGCCTTATCTATAGACTTGTTCAATGTCTTTAGAGCATCTTTGGCTGCGTCTTTTGCTTTGACTGGTGTAGCCTTACCACCTTTAGCATATGGATTACCTGAACTCTCACCGCCTCTATCACTTGATGGTTGTGACTTATCCATTTCATTTAACTCCAATGATTCATTAGCACCTACTAATTTACCGATGTTATTGTTTTTAACTTTTTCAGTTGGGCCCAATTGTCCTACACGCTTTTGGTTAGCATCAAGGTCTTCCGCCACACCTTGCTCAAAAGATTTGAATACAGCACTAGCAACATCTTTAATCTGTTTCGGTGATAGTTTTCTACCCAACTGTTCTTGGGCCTGTTGATAGATATCTTTAATGTTTGGGTTTTGGAAATTATTTTCATAATCCCAGTAGGTAAACGATATTTTGTTTCCGTCAACATTCAATGTAAACACCTGTTGATCTAAATCACTGTCTTGATCAACAATAGAAATGCCTTCCGCCACACCTTGCTGATTTATTTTTTTGAATACTATATTTGCTACGCGGTTATAAATTGTTTCTGGAATATTATATTTGGCAAAATAACGATCTAACGCACGATATACTGTACTGTCATGAACCATGCCACGCAATTTTTCTAGATTTTTTCCAGTTGTCAACTTGGTAGCAATATCCATTGCCTGTGCGTCTAAATCAGCACTTTCCGCCACACCTTCTCTTAACATGCTAATTAATTCAACAGCCGACTTACCTTTTAATTCATCTTGTGACAAACTAGGATTTTTTTGTAATAAATGCTTGATGGTATTAGCTTTCATTTTTTCATCAAATGACATATCCTGTCCACTAACTTTATCTATTTGATCATCAGATGGCAGTTTACCACCTAAACTATGCATATCGTCTACAGATTCGTCAGCTTTTTTTTTGGTATCGTCTGTAGGAGCTTTATGTTTTAGAGGAGGGTCTTCTATGTCTCTTTTACGATTGTAGTCGGCTAGGTCTCTGAGTCTTTCCAAATATTCCTCATACCTATCTGGATCATCTAACCTATCATTCCAACCTTCTTCCATACCTTCTTCATCTAACTTATCATATTTGGCACGAATACTTGCCATCTTTTCTTTGCTAGCACCATCACGACCTGCTTTACGCAATGCGTCCATGCCAGCTTTCCCATACTTCTTATTACCAAGATATGCCTGTAGTCCGCTTTCTTCAACTTCTTGGCCTTTTTGTCCGACCATTGCTTGGCTACTACGATGTTGTTGACTACGCTCTACATCACCTAATGTTACTGGTTTCTCACCTGCTGCTTTACGCATAAACGCAGGCTTTTTAATTTTATCACGGGCAGTTTGTCCTGCTTTTACAGCATCATCATCTTCTTCTAAATCAAATGCTTTTAGGTTTGACTTTTCAGTATTTTGATTATGTTTTAATGTCATAGCACCAGGTGCTTCTGTTAAATTATCAGCCCATTCAGCTAATTCATCTACCTCTTTCATTTCACTAACATTTTTTCTAAGTTTGTTTAAGATTGGAAGCACACTTTCTATCCTAGGATCCATAGTTTCCTGAACAAATAATTCATTAATTGTATTATAATCGCCTTCATCTTCCATCAATGTTGGTGTCCAACTTTCAAAATATGTATTATAGCCCTTATGACCACGTAATTTACCTAATGTTTCTCGTAATTTAATGTAATGGTCTACCCCAGTATTGACTAATTCTTGTGCTGATTCATTAAATTGATGGTTTTTTGTAGCACGAACAAATCCTGCCATTTTACTATATTCTTCACACAAAGACTTCATATGATTCCAACGTTCATCGTTTGGGACACCTCCTTCTGCTAAATGTCTAGCATATACCTGTGCTATTCCTGGACGTAATGTTGGAGCAAGAATTCTTTCCCCTTGGGTATTTTCTAGAAAAATTTTAGCAACATTTCTATAACGTTGTTCTCCTTCTTGTATTTGTCTAGTATGTTGGAGTATAATTTTAACAGTAGGTACAGCATCACTATAGCTTGCTTGTTTACCCATTGAATAATATCCTTCTGCTATTTGCTCTTTCTTTTTCATATATGTCCTTTGTGCCATATCGCTTGTTAAATTATCTTTGTTATCTAGTTTAAAGTGTTTTACTCCATTAGAATAACTCCATTGTCTTAAAAACTTTAAAAATCCAAAAAAGCTGTCGTCCATTTCTGAACTATCAGAACCAACCTTATTTTTCATTACATCTTCATCATAATATACTGTAAGATTGTTCCCATCTAAGCCTATATAACAATTATCATCTTCACCATTACCATTATTAAACGTAAACTTAATTACATCACCTTCTTCTGGTTCTACAGTTTTATTAATATTTTTAATGTCGCTGTCTTTAGGAACAGGATCATAACCCCTTGATAATAAAAGGTTATATATTTTTCTTCGCAGGTTTTCGTTTCGTTTAATTGGCATGATGTATTTATCTTGTAAGCACAGCAAAGAAGGGTAATGGTTCTATTAATTGCTCATGGTCACGTATTTGTTCTTCTAAATTATAATGAAAATCACTTAAAGTTTGTAGCATTCTTGTAACTAGTAGTGAACTCATAACTAAATCATCAGTTTCACCTATTTTAGCTTCATAACTATCACCTTTTGCTACAAATGTTTTTAATTCACTTATTAAACTTTTACTATATAATTTCATTTTTTTAGTTTCAATAAGTGTTTTAAATTTTGCACAGGCTGCTAGTTTAACTTTATGAGTTGTATTAAAACCTTTACGTTTTTTACCTGGCTCACTTAAAAATATACCTGCTATATTACTTTCTCCGTATTCTGCGAGTGATACAAGTGCAGCTTCTCCAATGGAATTGTTTTCTATGCTATAGTAAATGTTATTTGGCTCATTAGTGCATTCAGCAATATACTTATTAATTTGTGCTAACAATTTAACTTGATTTGGAATATCAGTTTTATTATGTTTCCATTCTCCTACTTGTGTTGTACTATTAGCTTCATAAATTTGAATTGCAGAGGGATCACTTCCTGTACCAAGACTTGGATCCAATGCTACTATATAAATATTACCTTTTTCAGGTTTTTTATACCAACGCACTTGACCTATACGACTTACTGGTTCTATACCTTCTAATTCAATTAATATACTAGGAGCAATAAGAGTTTCATCTGCAATAATAAATTCGCATTCAATTTCCCTGCGAAAACGATCTAATCCTAGTTGAGCTTTCATATCATTTGCCCACGCATCATCACGTCCAGGTTGTTCGCTATAGTGCGATTTGAAAGCCTTAAAGCCATTAATTCCTAAATCAGTTTCGTTACCATATGCATCTTGACACTTATTTGCTTGTTTCCAAATTAATGCAAATTGATCTTCATCACTATTTGGAGTACTGGTAATAATGGCTTTACCTCCAGTTGACAATGTTGGTGTTATACTAGTCCAAAATTGTTCAGCTATCGTTGGTCGTACAAATGCAAATTCATCTAAGTATAATAAAGAAATACTCATACCACGACCTGTGTTTTCAGTGGTTGTTTGACTTACTATACGACTACCATTTTCAAACTCTAAACTACCTTTGTTATACGTAACAACACCTGCTTTAATATGCATTGGACATGCTTCATAAGCATATCTAATACGTTGCATAATTTCTTGTGCACCTGCATATTTGTGTGCTGCAATCAAAACAGTGCTATCAGGCACAAACATCGCATACCAAAGTAAGTATCCAGCTGCACTTGTACTTTTACCACTTTGACGAGGCATAAGTGCAACACTAAAACGATAATTATGATAAATGTCTATTAATCGTTTTTGATAACTATAAGGATGATATGCTAAACTACCTTTAGTAGGATGTTGTATATAAAAAAAATTATCCATAAAATGTAAATAACCATTATTTTGATCACAACATTTTATGAAATCATCGAGATCCTTTTGTGTTTTAAAAATTGTTTTTACATAAGGATCTTTTACTAGGGTAGAACTTCCTGATTTATTCATGAGAATTATTATACAACTATTAGTTTATCTCCTGCCATGCTATGCTAGCGTATACATCTTGGTTAGTACCAGTAGTTGCGGCAGTTAAAACATATTCATACATAACATTAGTAAAGGGCTGTCTTTGTAGTTGAACTTCAAAACCAAACTGTTCCTGACTGGGGGCTGCCGCAGTTTGGTTACTTGACATAATAAAACCTTCAGAAACAATTTCGCCGCTACTTATAGCAGTAGGTGCTAAATTATATTCAATGGGACTTGATGCTCCGATGCCAGTCCATGTTCCACCAGTAGTAACTGCCCTACTATAGACACGGTACTTAAATGTACTTTGTGCTACGGGTGCTATGGTAAAGAATGTAGGCAATACAATACTATCAGGGCAAGTGCTTAATAATCTTATGCTTAACAATGGCTTAAAACTAGTATCGTTGGGTAATCGTACAGGAGTACCTAAATTATGTCCTATAGCCCTAGGTGTTCCTGATAATGAATAACCGCCTTCACTAATGACAGTGGCACATATTTGACGCATTGTACTACTACCACTAGTTGCTCCTGTATTTGTAATTTCATACCGAATGGGTAAACAAGCAGTGCTCATATAGGTTGTAGTATTACCCAATTGATTAGCATGTTCAAATGTATGACAATTAATATATACTCCATTTACAATAAAACCCACTCTAACATTTCCTACCCCCAACCATTCAATATCACAGAAAAATATTTGTGTTCTATTTGGATATAGTGTAAGGCCACTAGGATTATTGGCTCCACCTGCACCATTCATCCTATCACCGTTCCAACTACTCTGTGGTATCCTATCTTCTACAACAATTCCAGAACTGTAACTACGGATAACCATATTGTATGTAGTTCCGTCGGTTTCAAAAAAGATTCCATTTTGACTACTAAAATATCCTACTCTTTGACGTAAATTTGCTATTGGAGTATTCATACAGAAAGTAGCATAAATCAATAAACTTTTACCTGGTTGATAAGGAAATACTTTATATGATTCAGAAATAACACTACTTCCGCTACTTGTGCTGACCGCCATTGAAAATGTGCTTTCATTTGAATTATAGGTATAAGTTCCTCCAACAGCAGTGTTTACAGCGAATTGATTATGGTTATAATAACGACTTTGTGTATCAAAAAGTGTTACAGGGTTACTTACACGTAATCTTCCAAATGCATCTAATGAATCTGTACCTAATGTTACTTCGGCTGAACCTGTTATACTAACATTTCCTTCTACCATCCATGGATCAGTACCTTGTTGTACAGTTACATTTCCACCTGTAATATTTGCTTCAACATTTCCTTCTACGATCCAAGGGCTTGTTCCTTGTAGTACAGTTATATTTCCTGCATCAATATTGATGTTACCACTAACAGGCATGGTTGGACCACTAACATCAATATTACCTAAAGCATCAACCGTAACATTACTTACAATAACATTACCTGATATTGTTACGTTTCCACCAACAATACTTGAACGTACATGAACTTGCCCTGTTACTTCATCCAATTCTAGGGCTTGCGTAATATTACGCAAATACCATGGGCTTACATTTGCTGGGTTAGGTACAGCCATAAAAAGTTCCTTTATATGTACTATTTATGACTTCATTTATTTTTTACTTTATATCAAGGGGCCGTTGTTTTGTTAACATTACAATATAAAAATGTTCTTCTGCTGTATATGGCTCATCTGTTTGTGGATTTTTACCATTAATATTAAACTTAAAACTGTTAAAAAAATCAATATTGAACCCTGTTCTCAAAAATAATGCTATCCATTGATTTTGACCTAATATACTATAATGATTCAAATTAAATTCATGTTTTCTATCACAATCTGGGGCAGGAACTTCAATATAAATTTTACCAAATTGTTTTAATATTCTATTATATTCCATTAATGTAATTATAGGATAGGGACTATGTTCTAATGAATGTCTGCAAAATAAAAAATCTACGCTTTCATCGTGATAGCCTTCGCTTTGTGGGAAAAAACTCATATCATATTTTTTAATGGTATGACCCTTATCTTCACATATTTTTATATCTTGTAGACTTAAACCAGTGCCAGTTAAATTTGTGTACCCTCTAGCCTTCATTTCGTCTAAAAAGTAACCTGGACCAGCGCCAACATCAATTATTCGTGTGTCCTTTGGTAAATTTAATGGATCAATATATTTTTTAACTACTTCTTCAGTCAATACTTTATGCATTTGACTGTCTAATTCATCATAAATGTGTGAATTATATAACCATTCATTGTAAAATTTTAATTTTACCATGTCTAGTGTAGAATTAATATCAATTACTTGTGGCATAAACTTTCCTTTAATTAATATTACTTATATTAAAAGAATGTTATAAAATTATTTTATACCTTTGAAAGATGTAACTGGGCTATGTGTGTTTACATAATCCGGTTCGTGGCTTCGATTGTTTGTTATTTGTTTTACTTGACCTGCTCCAATCATTTTAGCAGCACTATTTATAATATCCATTTCAACGTCAGTGTATGTAGCTAATAAAGGATCTCCAGCGAATGCACCTGCAGGTTCTGTCAAATGATCTGGTGCACCTGCCATTGCTATACCAAACCTCCATTGAGTATATGGACTGCCACCTTGTTTGGTTTGACTAATGTCGGGCATACTTATTGCCCCTTTTATGGCACCACGCTGTGATTTGGTTAGCTTGTTTGGATTAGCAGGTACGTCTTCTGCTGCTCCATATTTTGCCTCAAATATAAATTCACTAGCTCTCATTATGATCACTCATTTGCATTTTTTCAAAAGGTTTTGGTTTGTTTGTTTTTTGCCATAACTCTCTATTATTTAGTATTTCAACCCATACATTAGTATTAGGCTTATTAAGTTTCCAAAAATCAAATTGAAGATTACTACTTACTGGTCTACAATATAATGTTTTTTCTTTTGGTACACAAAGTTGTTGTGAGGTTGTACGAAATTGATCTTTACCTGTACTAAATCTCATGATGTTTAATTGAGGATGTTTTATAAAAATTTTACACATTCCATCAACCAAATCTTCAGGACTTTGTGCTAATTGTACAACTTTTTCTGCTTGTTTAAGTCTTGACTCACTACTTAATCTATCCGCAACCTCTTGTTTATTTTTGCTATTACGTTGAAAACTAGCCCACGGTAAATATATTCCATGATTAGTTCTAGCAACGGTATTATTTTTATTGATTTTTTTAATAAGAAACTTATATGGCTTTGTACCATCTTGATCACTTGCTTCAATAAGATAACAATTATCTTCATTAAAAACAATAGTACAACCTACAAGTTTTCTATGAATCAAATGTTTTACAGCATCTAATGGATCCTTATGTAGTAATGCTTCTTCTATATACTTTCCATCTGGACTAGATTTTATTTTTCCGTTTTCAACATCAGCTTCATCATTTCCTATATCTAGGCTAGTATTTAAAATACTAACACCATGATTGTTTAGCCCTTCTTTATACCCAGTTATTTGATCGTGCATCATCATACGTTGTATACCATCAACTTCATCTTCAATAAAGTCAAGAGTAGGTATATATTTTCTATCACGGTTTTTAGCGCCTGCCCAACCTATACTTGGAAAATATTTAGCAAGTATAATACACATTACTTTTTAAAACCTTTAAATCCTTTAATTGGACTATCCTTATGAACTTCGTCCATTTCCCATTTACCAGTTGTGAAAAATTCTTGTGGTTTCATACCTAATTTTTTCATAACTTTTTTAAGTTTTTCTCTGTCATGTTCTGTGTATGCCGAATAAACTGGTAAATTACCAAAAAAGCTTATAGCATCTGTTTTTTCTAGTTCATCGGGATCCATACCCACTAAACTAGCAATGCGATAAAAATCATAATAACGACCAATGTATAGATCACCTCTACCTGCTGGACTTACTAATCCAGGATGTGCTGTTTTAAATTCACCATTAGGTTCTGCTCTGGACTTTCCTCTTAGGCCATTTGCCTCATTGATAAATTCTTTAGCCCTCATTCTAAAATCCTTTAAAAGGTTTAATAGGTGATTGTTTTAGTGTATCGTCAAACTCTTGACTGCCTGGAGTACTAACTGCTACTTTACCACTTTTATTAACTTTTTTTAGTGCTTGATCTATAACACTACCTATATTTGGATCAAAACTACTTACAATTTGATTTTCACCCCAACTTGTTTCTGCTTTAAAATTTGGCTTAAATTTATCAATATTTTTTACATCACCCATATTACCACGGACATCAGCTAATGCAACACCAAAACGATATAGTTCGTAAAAATCTTGATTTTTTAATTCAGGTAATATATAGGTATAGGGTAATGATTTGGCAGCGACTTCAAGTCCATCATGCACATCACTTAATTTTTGTTCAGTGATAAATTCACTAGCTCTCATTCTGTCGTTATAAAATTGTTATCTTCTGTTGCTAAAAAGTCCCCTGAAGTACCTTCTAGACCCAATGGTGTACCCAAAGTAAATGTACCATCTGTAATTTGAGCAGATATAAAGTGATTAAGTGTAGCATTTACTAATGGACTTACCTTAAGTTGTACATTACCTGTTATTGAGTCATAGGCAACATCATAATTTGTAACAGGAGTATTAATAAAAATTGTACTGTGTCCTACCCACTGTACTAATGTTCCATTATTTCTTATGCTAGCATTAATCGTAATATTTTGACTATTTTGATTTGCTGGATTAGCTGAATTTATTTGAAAAGTTGCTTGTGTAAAATTATTAGCTGATACTTGAAAAATTACTTGATTAGGAGTATTATTAAAGGTTGTTGATTGATAAGTAAAAAATCCACTGCTGTATAGTTGTGAGAAGTTATTATTTACTTTTGTAAAAGCAACACGTAGTGGATCACCTGATCCATCATTTGGAGCAGCACCAATATTAATTACTTCAAAACTCGTGGCCATAATTTTTCCTAACTTAACTAGTATTTAGCTAAAAAATTAATAAAAACCCATCCAATTTCTTTTAGGAGCTTCAATTTTTAATGTATCATTTTTACATTTTTCAGCTAAAGCTATAGCACCCACTTTAGCAGCGTTATCACCATTTTTTGCAATATCACTAATTGCAGCCCAACAGGCCGTTTGAACAACAGTATTATCTTTACTGAGGGATTTGGTTGTATCATAGTACATTTGATGATGATTTGTTGCACAACCACTAAAAACTAAACATGCTAGACCAATTAATATCATTTTCATAACACTCCCCTATTTTGTTTTTATATTATCCATAATTTCTTTTTGAGTATGATACCATTCATGCCAACCATCTACTTTGGTAGAACAATCATAATATAATGTATAATTTTCAACGATAACCTTTAACATGTCAGTAATTGTTACTTTTTCTCCTTGAACTGTTTTTAAATCATTACATTTTATCATAAGTTCAGGAACAGGATCAGGAAATTTAGGTACAATAGGTACAGATTGTTTAAAATATGCACAACTCGATAATATAAATGTAACCAATAAAAGTAAGATATTTTTCATTTTTTCTCACCTTTATTAATTGTTGCTGCTTTATTATGTAATTCAATAATCTCTTGAGGTATAGGACAATTCTCAATAAATTTTACAACTTCTTCTATTTTAACTCGTTCAGGTCCAGGAACTTCTTTTAATATTTCTTTAATAACTTCACGATCTTTATATCTATCTACATATTTTATAATTGTGTCACCCTTTTCTTTGATGACTTCTTTTTGTCCTGTTAATTTAGCCTGTAAATCTGTGTTCTTTTTAGCACTTTCTGCTTCTGCTTTTGCAACTTGTGCTTCTACTTCTTTTATTTTAACTTGCCAAATTGCTTCATTTGCCAGTCCACCTTCTAAATACGCACCAAAAACAAAAAACAAAAATGAAATAACTTTTAAAGGCAGACTATATTTTTTAATAAAAGGTACAAAACCTAAAACAAAAGCTAAAACAAGACCAATAAAACCTATTCCAGTTATTACATGTATTACCCATTCAGGCATGATAGTAAAGATCCACATGATATTATTTATGTTAAAATTGTTAAGTTAACGTTTTAATTAAAAAATTTAATTATTTTGTCTGTTATATATTCGACTTCACTATCTGTAAGTTCAGGGTATATAGGTAAACTTAAAACACCTTTACTTAACATAAAACTTGTACTCATAAAATCAGGTTTGTTTTTTATTCTGTTAGTTATAGGCAACTCACTTAAAACTTTTTCATAATGAATTTTTACTTCAATTTCTTTACTCTCAAGGAATTTCCTAAGATCGTCACGTTTTTCATAATAAATTACAAACTTTTGATCTGCATGGACTGGGTAGTCACTTGAAAGACACCTTATAGGCAGATTTTTGAATCTATCAATATAGAAGTATCTAATTTGTTTTCTTCTCCATTGCCAATCATCAATGTATTTCGTTTTTACTAATAGTTGAGCACAATCAACTTCGCTCATCCTACTATTAGAACCTATTTGAGTATGATATAACCTTTTTCCGTTGTTTTTATAATCAACTATAAATTGATGTAAGTCATAATCATTCGTAACTAATGCACCACCATTACCTGGACCACTCAAATTTTTAGTAGGATCAAAACTTATTGCCATTCCTATACCAAAGTCTTGAGTATTAATTAACCAATGTTGTGCTCCGTCTATAATATCATTGCTTGTAGGTTTATGTATTGGAGCTCCATATAAACCTACTTGGCATACATAATTTTCATTTAGTTTATTTTTATTTATAATACCATTTTTATCTGTATCACATAGTATAACGTTAAACCCAGCCAACAAAAAAGCATTTAAAGTTGCAGGATATGTAAGATTGGGTATTTCTACGAAAGGATCAAAGATTTCATTTTTGCTACATTCTAATTTTAAGTATTGAGCAACAACTTCAAGTGCTTGTGTACAACTATGTAAAGTAGTTGCATATGTGGCTCCTGTTTTTAATGACAACCATAGTTCAAATTTTTTAGTAAATTCACCATCAAGGCATATACCTTCACGTAAAGCCCTGTCAGTAGCTTCAAGTAGTTCTTGTTTTAAATGGCTATATTGTTTTTTAAGACCAAAGAAAGAAATCATAAACTATTTAATAAAGTATACAATTCTAAATTTGAATCTTTTAAAAAATGTTGCCTGTTATTATCTAATATATTATTAAACTTTAGATAATTTTTTAATTGGTTTTCATTATATTCATTGGTTAGGCATATTTTTTTAAGACTATAAAGTTTATGTTTAAATTGTGTATTCTGAAATTTGCATTTTGATGAAAGCCAGTTTTCAATTCTTGTCCAACATTTAATTTTATAATATGTAGGTAAATATTTAATATTTAAATATTCAGGAAGTGTCAACATGATAGGATCGATATTAACTATTGGTTTTTTAAGTTCATAATTTATTTTTTCAATGTAATCAAAAAGATCAATAATCTTATTCAGGTTACCTATTTGTATAACAGGGGTAACAATTAATTTAAAGGTATCATTTTTAATAACCTGTTTAATATTACCATCTATTTTTTCCCAATTACTAGGATATCTTAAGTATTCCTGTATTTCTTTATATCCATCTATACTTCCAAAGAAAATAACATTTGAAAAATTATTAAGTAATGAAAAAAATTCTGTATTTAAATTGGTTAAATTAGTATTAAATTTTACAACAACCTGTTTGCTTTTGCCTATATCAATAAGATATTTAAGAAATTTTTTATTATTTTCATTTAGGGTTGGTTCACCTCCTGTCAAATACAATAATTGAATATTTTCTACTTGTTCTAGTAGATTATTATTAAATGTATCAGTAAGATACCAATCATTTAAAGTTTGCGAGTTAGCAACATACCAAAATTTTTTTAGGTCGGCATTATTAATATTATTTATTTCTTTAGCAATTTGACTGCTAGCAGTAGGATTGCAACTTCTACAACTTAGATTACAAAGATTTCCAAATCTTAAATCAAAATATTTTATTTTTATTTTTTCAAGTACAGTGGTTTTATTTTCGACAATAAAATTTTGATAAGATAATCTATGACTTATATTAGAGGTTTTTTCTTGTTCGTAACAACGTGAGCAACCTTCAACTATCATACCTTGTAACATCTTTTCTCTAATAGTAACGAAGGCTTTGCTGTTATAAATTTCATCTAATTTATCATATCCTAAATTAAATTTTGTACCATCTTCTTTAGTTATATAATCGGTGGATACGCAACAAGGTTTAACAGAACCGTCTGGATCAACACTGATATTAATCCACGGTAATGTGCAAAAAGTTTTCATATTTTATTAAACTCAATATTAATTTAATTTAAACCATTCATAATATAACAGTAATCCTTTTTGAATATTGATTACGATATTGCCTGTCTTAACCAAAAAAGGGTATCATATTAGGTAATATATTTGTTTATATTTTCACGTAATGTAATTTTACTAAAATTCTTTTTATAATTATCAAAAACGTTGCCTTCATTTTTATAATCTGATAATAGTTGTAGGAAGTCCGGTCTATTATATTTAATAATATTTTTTTGTATTATTACATTGAGTGCATTACTTAGTATATCGTCTAATGATAGTTGATTTACAATATCAGTAATTCTTATATCATAAAAAGGACTAAAATGATAATTGTTATCTATATGCCACATCTGGTAATCATAATAAACACTTTCATTGCAATGGTCTAACAAATCTTGTTCATTTGTTAGTGTAGGTGCATTATTGATTTTTAATATAGGTCTTTGTAAGAAATGATAGAGGTAATCTTTACTAGTAGTAATTTCATGTAATTTTTTGCCTACATAGTTAGCAATAGCATGTCCTTGTGTAACTTCTCTAAGTTGTATTCTCTCTGAATAAAATCCTGTGATATACCAGTTTTCTTTTGTATAACAACTGGTCAAGTTATAACTCCAAAACTTCTTACTACATAAGTCCATTAAGTCAGATTGATATTCTTGGTTTCTACCTAAACTCTTAAAAGAACTAGGAACGGGTAGATGGAAATCATAATCGTGCCCTAAACTGTCTACTAAACTCCATACCGTAAGAGTATCTATACCTCCAGTGAATAAAACGTTTAGTTTATCTATTTTATTATATTTAAAAAAGTTTACAACATTTTCTCTTAGAACTTCGTTAATTTGTATTGAGGCTTCTTCTAATGTTATATTTGATTTTCTTTTTATTGATGCTGTGGAACAATTAACTAAATCTAACTTTGGTAAAGGCATATTGGTTTTAATACCTTTTTGGTTTGTATATAAAGGAAAACCACGCAATAAAGGATGATATATATCTCCCCTTTCACTAACTATTGCATATTTACCATTTGCATTATAACCATCGATTATTTCTTTAACATGATTAGATAAAATGCAATCGGTACTATATCCTTTATACCAATAATTTACATCATTGATTTTTTCACATTTCCAACCTTTATCCAAAAATAAATTTTCTGTAACTTTATCAACAGACTTAATAGGACATTCTTGACCAATATAAAAAAACATTAAGTTTTTAACCTCCAAAACTTACTTTTACATAGCCAATCGTAATACTTTACAAACCCTTCTTCTATATCTACCTTAGGATCATAATTAAAGTCACGACAGGCGCTATCTATATTTAGTGAGCCTCTGCTAGGAAAATTTAAATCACGTTCTCTAATTTCTATATCACCTTTTCCTACTATATCAACAATCAATTCAGCAGCATGGTATAAGGTGTGACTAACACCCCTTGTAATATTATAAGTTTTGTTAAAGGTATAATCAGATAATGATGCACTTACTATTCCATTTGCAACATCATCAACATAAGTAAAATCTAATTCTTCATGAATACCATTAACATAAAGAATTTGATCATGCATAGCTTGCAAAAAAAATTTACTTAAAACTCTATCAGTTACGTCCAAAGGACCATAAACAGCACTTGGTCTTATAATTGTATAGTTAAAATTACCTTTTTTAGCGTAATCTTTTACCAACCATTCTCCTGCAAGTTTAAGTATCCCATATTGACCTTCGGGTTGACATACATAATCTTCATTTGTATTGTTAATAAAATTTCCATAAACCATACTACTGCTTACATAAACAAACTTTTTTACATTGTTTGTTTTACTTAATTCTAATATATTAAGCAAACCTTGACTCATCGTTCTTGATCCCCAAGTCGGGTGTTTATTTACAATTTTTTGTCTAGGAAAACTTGCCATATGTATAACTATATCAAATTTTTGACTTGTAAATAACCACTCCATATTTTTCTGTTCACAAATATCAAATTTGTAACAAAAAGGAGTGGTTATTATCTTTTTACGTTCTTTTATCAAATAATCAACCTCATGTTTAGGAATGATTCCATAGTTTGTTTGCGAATCAACTAAGATTACTGTATGGCATAATTTTTCTAACTTACTTACAATATGGTGACCTATAAATCCTAAACCACCTGTGACTAAAATTTTAGTCATTTTTTAATTTCCAAAATGTATAATCCACTGGCTTAAATGTTGCGCTTATAATTACTTCATAGCCATAGGTATTTGGATTAGTAACTAGACTCCATCTGGGTTGACCTATTGAATTTTTCATGACCCATTGCCCTACTTCACTTTTTTCCCATTTGTATAATGGTTCGGCTGCGTAAAGTTCAGGATCTTCTACATCACCCATACGAAATTTATGAACTACTACGCTAATATTATTACTCACGCTAAATTGTCACACCAATCAAATACGATATGAATTCTGTTTTCACTTCCTGCATTAAGAGCTAAATGATAATCTTTTACTTTTACTAGATACGCATTGCCAACTTCCAAATGCCAAAGTTTACCATCCACTATCATAAATGAGTCAGGATTTGTTATTAAGGGTATATGCACTCTCCATAGATCAAGATCATGATGAAATGAGTAAGTACTTTTAGGGAGCATCATTAGCATTCTTACTCTTCCCTGATCACGTATACCTAAAGATTTTGCTATGCTTTGTAATACGTTTGTTCCTGATTGCCAATTTATAAAATCTTTTTCCCCAATTTTTTTAGGATTAGCTTGATTATATCTTAAATCACTCACTCCTTCAAAATCACCTGCCCAGCGTAAGCCTTGTTGTTTGACATTATTATTTAAGGCTAGGTCAATATAATGTTGCAATGAAATCTTCAAACTAATCACATCTACAGGGCTTAACAGTCTAACAGATCCGATTAATTTTGGTTTATGAATCATTTCATCTCTGTTCATACCGCCATTACACCTTTAATTGCTTCATGTGATTTATAATTTAATAAATGTATGTCATTCATTGTAAATTTGTCAATTTCTTTTACATCAGGGTTTAATACAAGTGAGGGGCTGGATAAATGCTCTCTAGCTAATTGTATATTTGCTTGTTCTATATGATTTTTATATAAATGAACATCACCCATATTGATTATTAATTCTTTTGCACGATATCCACATACTTGAGCAATCATATGTGTAAACAATGCATAACTAGCAATATTAAAAGGTAGTCCTAAAAACGCATCAACACTACGTTGATACATTTGACAACTTAATTCATTATTATTGCTAACATAAAATTGTACCATCATATGACAAGGTGGTAATACCATTTCATCTAATTCACCTGGATTCCATGCCGTTAGTACATGCCTACGTCCATGTGGATTATTTTTTAAACTGTTAATTAAATCTTCTAATTGATCCACATAACCACCATTAAATGGTTTACGCCAACGTCTCCATTGCACGCCATATATCCTACCAACATCACCTTCAAATTTTGCTTTGGATTTCCAATACGGTGCTAAACTATTTGGAGTCCATATTGTTACATTACCTTCTTTTGATCCATGAGTTATTTCTGCCAATCGTCTTTCATCTTTCGACCCCTCAATGAACCAAAGAAGTTCACCAACGACACTTTTCCAAGCAAGTTTTTTAGTGGTAATGGCAGGGAATCCTGTACGCAAATTAAAGCGAATAGTATGACCAAAAATACTAATGGTGCCAATACTAGTTCTATCATTTCTTTCTTCTCCGTTTTCTATAATGTTTGTTAATAAATCATGATATTGTTTCATCTACGCTTCCATATTTCATAACTGTGATCTCCGTGACCACTTCCTGATATTTGTATAAAATCTTCTTTTAACTTGTTCAAATCAATATAAGTATCACAATTATACTCTGTTAATACTAAAGTTAAATGTATTTCGGAAATATTGTCCCAGACACTTTGTACTAATTTGTTCCCGCCTAATATCCAAACATCTTCAGCACCTTTTAATCTTCCTATGTTTGGTAAAACAATTGCATCATCCAACTCTTTTAAGGTATTGCTAATTACAATGTTAATTCGTTTTTGTAGGGGTTTTTTAGGAAGACTTTCCCATGTATGTCTTCCCATTACAACCACTTTATTTTCTGTAAGTTTTTTAAATCTAGGCAAATCACCTTGTATTTTGTCCCAAGGTAATTTATTTTTATATCCTATTCCACCTTTTAGATCACAAGCTAAAATTAGTTTCATAGTTTATTAAGTAATTTGTCTGTTTCTGGTTGAACAATTTCAGCAATACTTTGTACATTTAAAACAAACTCAACACTAACGATAAAATCATCAAGTTCATGTAACTTTTTACTAACTGCATCTTCAACTTGATCTGGTTCTAATCCTTGACTTAATAATCGTTCAATGTTTATTGTTTGTTGTTTTTTCCCTTCATACCCTTCTAATTTAATAATTAATTTTTTAATAAACTCAATAGGTATTTTTTGTTTTTCAACGTCTTCTAAAATGTGTTCCCATTTTTGAATGAATTCAGGACTCATTATGCATTAACTTTTGTTTTTCTTGTAGATGTTTTTTTTTGCTTAGTTTCTTGCACTGTTACAACTGGATCTATAGATGCGGCTTCCTTTAATAACCTATCTGCTTCTGCCATAAGCCCTCTAGCCTCTAAATTCATTTTTTCAGCCTGCATTCTTAAATTATTTGCAATTTGATTATCATTTAATGCACCATTTGTTGTTATAGGTGATTGTGTATTCTTCATTGCTTCTGGTAGATTTTTTCCTCCCATTCTTCTTACAACATCTTTGGGATCTTGTAAACCTAAACTTTTATCCATTTCTTCTAAACGTTTAGTGGCTGCTTCCCCTTGTTGCATTTCATCTAGGATTTTATTTAATTCGTCTAATTTTATTGATATATTAGGTTGAGGAGTCATTACGACTAACTCTGTACGTACCTTTTTTAACATACCTTCTGCATGTAATACCTGTAATAAAATTTTACCGTCTTTTGTATACGATCTATTTAATGCATCAGATAAACTTTCACTACTTTGTCCTATATCACTTTCAATACATTGAATTAAAGGGTCATGAATATTTTGATTTAATAATTCAGTATAAACAACAAGAGCCATATGTGGCTCTCCTGGAACCTCACGAAAAACTACTGCTATTTTTCTATCTCCATGTTTTCCTACGTGTCTTAAAAACTTCATCCTGTTCTCCTTGCTACGTATTTAATATGTAAAAAACTAAATAAAATTTTTGTCAAGACCAACGTAGTTCATATAATACTGCTTCAGCAGGATCTTCAAATGCAGGATATGAAGTAGTATCAAATCTATAAGTGAAACTATCTTCAGTTTTATTTTTATAATATGTACAATAACGTCCTTTTAATTTTGTTACAATCCACTCTAATGACTTATTATCTAAAGGTGTGTTTGTTTCAACAAAATGTATAGGTTTAAACTCTAAAAACCTATTTTCTAAAATTTGTTCAATTTGTATTTTATATTCCAAATTGGACACTTTACACAATCCTTGTCTTTTGTGTTCGGTAGTCACTATAAATTTTCTCACCATGTTCACGTATCCAATTCACAATAGGTTGTGGGTCATTACTAAATTGTTCTCTAACCTCAGACACGGACATGCTAGTAGAAAAGGTATATATTTCATAACTACGATGATTGTTTACTCTTGCTCTTAATAAGATTTGTTGTAATGGTATAGGATTAGGTCTTTTAACTTCTAATTCTGAACCTTTTAATTTACTCCAAACAAGTTGTTTTTCATAACTTTCAACGATTCCCATGGCATGGTCAATATCAAATATCGATTCTAATCCAAGCATATCATATACTACAAGGAATCTATTAAGTTTCTTTTTTCTTGAGGGCATACAGTATCTCAACTTTTTCAATTGCATCATCAAGTGTTATATCATTATCAGCCATATATACTGCTTCTTTTAAATTTAACCACCGTAAATTTAATTCTTGTTCTTTTTTCCATTGTGGATCTACACTATGTAAATGGCGAACGGTCTCGCCATTCTTTCTAGCATAGACCGTTTTACCCCCATCGGGGCTTTCATATATAATGATTTCTTCAGTGCTTTTTATGATCATTATAAATTGCAAAAGTACCAAAAGGGGGATTAGGATCAGGGTCACCATGAATAATCCAAGTTGTATCACAATAGTTAGGATCCCCCCAACTACCACATGGATACCCATCAGTAAATACAATCAATCGTTTTGGTTCGATACACTCACGTTTTAGATATTCGAAGATAACATCAAAATTGGTTCCACCTCCACCTGCTGGTTGATAATTTTCAATACTGTCTAAATTGTCTGATGTATAATCTGCTGGATTGTAAACGTCGGTATCAAAACAAAATACATGCACTTTGTATCCATCAAAAGCAGCCATCATTCCTGCAATTTCGCTTAGAAAGGCTTGTCCTTGATCATTAGAAATTGAACCGCTCATGTCAAGGCTAACTACTACATCAATTTCTTCGCCTGGAGTCATACCAGGCATTATTGCATCCATATGCCATCCACGTCGATTTGGTCGCATAAAACTAAAATCGGTACGAATGGCACTAGTCAAATTAGTCTGAATCAATTCACGCCAGGGCATTACAGGATTTGTAGTCTGCTTGATTAAGCGTTCTACACCTTTAGGAATAGTTCCTGCATCAGCACCTTGTGCAGCATTTAGAATAGCCTGTTTAACTTCTTGGCGCATACGCTCACGGTCCTCAGGACTCATCTTAGGACGCTTGCTTTTATTATTTCCTTCACCATCAGCTTCACCATCACCTTCACCATCAAGGTGATCATCAATCATTTGATCTACTAAATCATCGATATTAATTTTTTGCACGTTTTGCATGAGGTCATCATAGATTTCCTCACTTGATTTACCATCATATTTAACTTCGTACAAACATGGTACAGTGCGAATAAACTCGCCTACTTTGTGACGTTTTAAATCAGCATTTACAGCATAATCATTTGCAATATTAAAAATTTGTGGATCACGATTTCCACGACGACCAATATGGTCATACACTACATGCAGTACCTCATGCCCGACTAAGAATTCCACTTCCTTTGGCTTAAGCATGTTGATAAACCGACTGTTGTAATAAAATTTAAGACCATCAGTTGCAGCCGTAGAACACCATTCATCAGCATTAATTAATTGCAGTCTAGTAGCAAGATTACCAAAAAAACTATGGCGTAGCAATAAACCAATACGTGCAGTAATCAAACGTTCACGTGCCTGATGATCTACCTTACTGTCAGTAGGACCAATTAAATTTTCAAATTTAGCATTGCGTTTGCGCTTACGACCAATTACTTCACTCATCAAACACTCCTTAAGATACCGTAATTATAATACATAAAGGAATTAATGTAAAGTTTTTTTGCTGGGTTTTTCATCAATTTCTTTAAATGAACTTGTAATTTTTTCTAGTGTAACTTCATCTAAATCACTTAAATCCACTGGTTCGCTTTCCTCAAGCAAAGAACCATCTTCAAATTTTTTACGAATTTGATTTACAAGTTCATTCAATTCTTCCTGAGTTCCTTCAAATTCATCAAAGGAACGAGGATCAAATATTAACTTAAGTTTGTTTTTCATAAAGCTAACTTACGATAACCTTTGTCAAAATAAATCTGTGCGTATCCATAAGTAGGGATTTTATAAACATTTAATCCCTGTTCTTTTGTTAAACCTCTATCACGACAACTTTGTCCTAAAGAATAAAAGTATTTTTTACCTGATGGTCTCATTGATTACCTGCCTCTACAATATATTTACCATACTTCTTATGAAATTCATCAAAGTTTTTCAACTGACCAGGTTCAATGGGAAGCTTATAAGTTTTAAGTGCAATCTTAGCGCCCATTACAACTAACTCAGTCTCAAAATTACTCATCATGTAACTAAAAAAATTATCAGCCATTTCATGAAATTTTTTGTTAGACACCTTTTGATTCTCTAACGCATCTTTCAATTCATAGCACATTGAGATGGTCAGTGAGTACATGGCACTAACTTCTTTAACTTGCAATTCCTTTACTTTACCTGCCAAAATATCACTTGGTTCAGGCATACGATTTGAAATTTTTCTGTGTGCCATAAACTTTACAGCAAGACCTTCACCAACTGCACCTGCGGTTAGATTAAATAGCGTATCGGAATCGCAATCTTCATCCTTAAGCAAATCGCTAACGAAAACCCAACTACGTGGAGTAGCAAATGCGCGGCTTGCACTTTTGCTATCAAAGTCATAAAGATCCTGTTTGGCAAATGACAAGTAACCAACAATATCTTTATGAATATTTTTGTTTACTGCCCAGTTTTGCCAACTAGCGAAATCTGCTCGCATTTCTAAATGCAAGAAACGATTTGCAAGGGGCATTGGCATGCGATAAGTAACACCTTTGTCACTGTCACGATTACCTGCTGCGACAAGTACAACATTGTCAGGTAGCACATATTTACCTACACGGCGATTTAATACTAACTGATAACCTGCTGCCTGTACTGCTGGAGGGGCACTATTCATCTCATCAAGGAATAAGACAATCAATGGATACTGACTTGCAAGTTCCTCATCGGGTAAATCAATAGGGGGAGCCCAATCCATTTTGCCTAGGTCTTTGTTAAAGAATGGAATACCTCGAATGTCAGTTGGTTCCATTTGTGCCATACGCAAATCAATCATATGACCACCTAGTTCACTGGTAACTTCACTTACAACTTCACTCTTACCGATACCGGGAGGCCCCCACAAAAAGATTGGGCGCTTTGATTTAAATGCTTGTAACATAGCCTTTCGAGCCTGGACACTAGTAATCGTAAGGTTGTCTGAAAGTTGTGCTGCCATTACTTACTCCTGTTTTAAATTAGAAATACTATTATAGTGTATAAGATAATTATTGTCAAACACTACATTGACCAATATGTTTCACTGGAAGGATCGCAACAATGAGGTGTGTTGCTGTTAATTTCAATTTCCTCACCAGTCATTAAATTTTTTACTTTTTTACGTGTTACTACACGGCGTTCGTAAGTATCAAAATCAGCATAAGTGTAATAAACATCTCCTGCATTGCGATTTAAACAGGTTGCACTACGCTTTGCAGCAGACTTTAAATCAAAAGTCTTAAGAATTTTAGTGCTTGCTTTATGATAAACTACAAATTCCATGTCTGCTCCTTTTGATCATATACAGTATTATATATCCAAAAGTATTTATTGTCAACCGTTAGTTACTGTCCATCACCAAGTAAAAAGGCTACCATATCACTCTCAAAAGCAACCATATTTAGGTCATCGAAGCCACATAGTAATAGTTCAAAAAAACTATCACTTAAATCGCCTGGATATAAATTAAACACTATTACTCCCTAGGTTCCATTGCATAGTTAAACAGTATAAATTTGGCACGGTTCAAAGTTTGACGCACATCCTCAACTGTCATAAAATCATATGACCCGCCGTTGTCATGGGCTAGCATTTCTTGACAATCACTTATGAGACTAGCAGCCATCATAGCAGGACCGCTGAAACGAAAAGTAAGGCTTTGCTCTACAGCCTCACGCATTTGGTCTTCGGTGCAACCATACATACGGACTTCACGCTTTTGCTTTTCGGTCATGTTTGCATAAGTAACTGACATTTGATTGCTCCGTTGTGTAACTGTCAATAATGCTAGTATACTACCTTACCCATTTATTGTCAACCTTTTTGCCTCTTTACTTATTTCAACACATACAGCAGGTTCAACATTACTACGGCGCACTTGCCACTCTTTTTCAGCAGGGCTGCCCTCTCTCAGTATTTTCTTTAACCTAGCATTAGCACTCATTTTTTCAGCCCACATCTGTAAAAACATGTTACGTGCAGGACTTACTTCAATAGTACTGATTCTTTCAACTTTCATATCTTCTCCAATAAAAACTAGAGTATAGAAAATATTGAAATTATTGTCAATCCATTAACTTTGCCATAAGTATAAGCTTTTGCAAATGGTCAATACTTTTTGCTATTTTAATACTAGGCTCCTCAAGCCTATATTGTTTTGTCTGATGCCTGCACTCAGTTTCTAATTTCCCAAGTTCACTTACCATTTTTTCAATATTTTGCAACATTTTAAATAGGTCCATGTTGAAGCGAATAGTAGACAAATTTTTTCTAATTTGTTCACATTCAGTTCTATAAGTTAGTGCTGACTTTACCATACCTGATTATCAGGTAGTTATATTCTTTACATTGCAATTTTATTAATACTAGCAATTACACTACTAATCTTACCTATTGCCTGTAATTGTTGTACAGTTAAACCTTCTTTTTTTAATGTGTCATAATGATTTTTAACACAAAAATGACATTTACCAACAATACTTGCTGCTAACGCATACATCTCAAATTGTTTCTTTGTTACTCCACCATGATTTGCATATGCATTCATACGTAATCCAGGTGGCAATCCTTTTAGATCAGGATCGTTACACATCTCAACAAATGGATAGAATACATTATTAATACCCATTAATGCTGCTGCTGTTTTTGCTGCTTCACATTCTTTTGTCCCTGTTAAAACGCCCTTCATTTGAATATCAAATGCTAGGTCTCCATTATTTGCAGCAATTGCTGCTGCCAATGCACAAGCATGTGCATCGACCTCATCTAAACCACTACGATTCATAACACTGTCAAGATTTAATCTGTTATCTTTGCAGTGATCAGGAATACTATTTTTAATCTGATCAACCCAATTAATTTGTTGTTGCATTCTTTTTTATCCTTGTCCTATAATATTGTTTACATGTTAATACAAAAGCCATAATAAATGGCAACCCTTTTTCAGACCAGTCGTGCAACGGATCAATATATGTATCAACAAAAGGTTCGCTAGTAATCATTTTAAATGCCACAGCATATAATACATAAGCACCGATGAAAACACTGTCTGGATACTTTTCTAATAACTTAGCTACCAGTGTGCTACCAAATAATATGATAGGTACACTAACTAATAATCCAAATATAATTAACCACCAATTGCCACCTGCTGCTCCAGCAATGGCAAGTGCATTGTCAAGCCCCATTACAGCATCAGCCATAACAATTGTACCCATTGCTCCCCAAAACGTTTCACTTGCTTTTACATCGGTATGGTCCTCATTACTACTTGTTAGTCTCCATGCTATATAAATCAATAGTAAACCACCAACTAATCTAAGTCCAGGAATCATTAACAAATAAGTTAGTGCTGCCACACAAATAAATCTTACAGCAACAGCACCAAACGTACCGTATATTAATGCTTTCCTACGCATCTCAGGATTTAAATTTCTACTAGCCATTGCAATTACTAATGCGTTCTCACCTCCAAGAACAACATCAATTAAAACAATTGCTAGTAATGCCCAAATAAATTCAATCATCTTTCTTCTTATCTTTATTTGCTTTATCGTATAGGTAATTTCCTAACATAACTGCCACTACGATTGAAATGAAAAATATTAAAAATTTCATTTCATAAACATCCCACAATGTTTCGTATTCAAACATTATAGTGTGTCTCCTCCAATTGGACGACTACATGGGCATAATTCACCAGTCTGTAATGCGTCTAAAATACGTAGTGTTTCATCTGGGTTACGACCAACATCTAAATTGTTTACTGTAACATGTTGAATAACATTATTTGGATCAATAATAAATGTTGCTCTTAATGCTGCTCCAGCTGGTTTATAAAAAATACCAAGTTGTTGAGCAAGGCCCTCATGTTGTACAGTATCATATGTTGTTCTCTGGCTATTCCAACGCTCATCTGCTTCACGTGCCGTATCAGCAAACATCCAACTATTTGTTTTCTTCAAATCTTCATGTGCGTTACGCCATGCTAACTTACAGAATTCATTATCTGTGCTACCAATCAATAATACAGCATCACGGTCTGCGAAGTCACGGTTTAATTTATCATATGCTACAATTTCTGTGGGGCATACGAAAGTAAAGTCTTTGGGATAGTATACAATAACTTTCCACTTCCCTTCAAAACTTTTTTCTGTAATTGTTTCAAAAGCATTGTCTGGGGTTAATGCTCCTGGTTTAACGCCTGTCATTGCGAAGGGTTCTAAAGTATGTCCAACTGTTTTCATTTTTTCTCCTTGTGTGTAATAAGTATGTCTAGAACAATATCATGTTCGTTGATATTTAGCAAATACTATGGCATAAATTATAAACTTTAGTTATCTAAATTTTCACCGCAATGCGGACATCTTTTTGTATCTTTACGATGTTGATGTAATACATCTTCCCACTCTTTAATTTCTTTTATTATTTTTTTAAGAGTTCTACGGCAGCGGATAGGTTTGTCTTTTTCTAATTCATCTTTAAGTCTTTTTCTTAATTGACCTACTCGTTGTTCAAACACACCTAAAAATCCACCCGCTGCGTCACCCATTTATACCTCTATTAAATTATTTTTAAAAATTTCCCAAGCATTTTCCCAAGTATATTTTGTACTATGGCATTCTACATGATATCTATCTAATGTTAAGCATTCTGTTATAGCTTGTTTTAAATTATCTCTAAGAAATCCAGTAATCCCATGATCTACCACATCAATTGGGCCCTGACAAGGGTATGCTGCTACTGGGGTACCGCATGCCATAGCTTCAATCATTACTATTCCAAATGTTTCCCAACGACTAGGAAATACAAATACATCAGCATTAGCAAAATATTTTGCTAAGTCAATACCTGTTTTATAGCCTACAAATTCTACATCACGGTACTTACTTTCTAATTCCTTACGATAAGGACCATCTCCAACTAAAATTTTATTTGCGTGAAAATAATTTAAGTTACAAAACTCATCTAAATTCTTCTCTTTACTTATACGGCTAACACAAACTAAATTTAATTTTTCATTAGTCTTATCTCGTAGTTTACTTGAAAAAATCGTTCTGTCAACCCCTCTAGTCCAAGAAACTAAGTTTTTTATACCCTTTTTATCAAGTTGTTCTACCATACTTTGTGTTGTTGTTAGAACTTTTCCAGTA